TTAACATGGCCAAACAATACATCCGCCGCACATTCAACGAAGTGGCCGACGAGGCCTACGAACAGGGCTTTTCCAAAGGCGTAATCGTCGGCACGCACCGCCAAAAGGCAGACCTAGACCGCATGCTCGGTGAGCTTGAGGCCCTGAAATCCACCGTGGCCAACATGTCCCTGAGCAAGCTGGCCTGGTCACGGCTCACGGGCCTGTTCAGGGGGCAGTCATGACCTTTAATCACTGGTGGCAACAATTGACCAAAGCAGAACAGAAAATAATCGGCGAAGGAGCCGCTAGGTTTGTCTGGGAAGAATGCCAAAAGCACACCCTCATGACTATTGAGGATGCGTGCAAGGCCCAAGTGGCCTACGACGAAGGGTTCAGGCAGGGCCAAGCACGGTACACGGTTCAGATCAGTGGCTGGCGTCTTTCCCCGGGCATTCAGCCGGGCATGATCTGGATTGCTGACGGCGGTGGCGAAGGCGGTGACTTTCACATCCACGAGCTGGCCGAGGTCATCGGCAAGTTCTATCAAGAAAAATTCTAACGAGGGCTGTTTAATATGAATATTTACACCGAACTTAAAGCCATGTTCAAGATGCCTTCCCCCATTGAGGTGGCAGCAGCGCAGCTTGCGACAGCGGAGTTGGAGCTACTCAAAGCCGAGACTGGAGTGGAGTACGCATCGGCGCTGGTGACGTTCAACAAGGCGCAGATCAAACGCCTGAAGGCATACATTGCAGCGAAGGCTGAAGAGGTGACGGAATGACTAGGATGTGTGACGGAGCTTCAGGTATCAAGCCATGTCCTCATCCCAACAACTGCACTGTGAACTGCGAGTTCAACGACGCAGAACTACCAGAAGTTCATTGGAGCGGCATCCAGAGGCAGCTTGTCTGGGCTACATGGGCGTTCGTGGGGGTTGTGCTGTTTGGCCTGATGTTGGGCTTGGCATACGTGATCGGGAGGTTGCTATGACTAAAGAACAAATGCTTCAAATCATCAAACTGCTGGCCGCGCTGGAGTCGTGGGGTTTTGCGGAAAAGAACAGTCTGCCTGAGTACTTGCACGACCAGATTGATGAGTCGATCAAGGCGCTGACTAAGGAGTTGTTGAAATGACTAAAGACAACAGCACAGGAAAGAACAAAGATTTCTACGACCTGGGCAAGAAGATGTTTGACCGGATACAACCCATTACCCGAGCCGTTCCTCAGATTCCTCAAAAGCATTCCTCAAAACACATGACGGTATTTGAACTGATTGAGGCCAATGGCCTGACGCTGCATGGTGACATCGAGCACTTTGCCGAGCTTGTACGTGTTGATGAGCGTGAGGCGTGTGCGCAAATGCTAGAAGCGGCTGCAAAAGTTCTTCAGCAATGCCAAGACGAACTGACCCACCCACTATCAGAAGCCTTTGCGTTTAAGTTTGCCCGTGCCATCGAAGCCAAGTTAAAGGATAAGAACACATGAGCAGAATGTGCGACGGCGCTGCCGGTAGCAAGCCAGCGCTGTTTGATACGCTAATGGTTCAAGTGATTTGCCTGACCATCGACGATAAACAGGTGATTTGCATCGCGCCCGTGGTACACGCGCCAGACCTCGGCATCCGCGCAGGCAAAGTTCAAGCCATTGAATTCGGAGAGCTCATGCCCGCGTCCCTCGCCGCCAAGCTCTTCCAAGGCCCCACATCGGACGAGGAAGACAGGCACTGAAAGAGGGATCAGCGGCCCGGACCGTCCACACGGTCCGTCTCTTCCAGGTTTTCCAAACGAATGTCCGTACGATCCCCGTTGACAAAGCGCAACCGGTTCTCGGGCCAATACCCCATGCACAAGTACCAAGAGACCTTGGCAGCAAGGTAGGAGACGCCCTCAAAGCGCACGCGCAACTCCGGATTGGCGGCAGTGGTCTCAGTGCCCGCAAACTCACCCCGCAGCCGGCCATGGCGCCAAATCAACGCGCCGTTGCCCCCGCCATGGTAGTTCAGCATCTCACGCATGTAAGTCAACGTGCTAGGATCAGGGGTGCTCATGGCGTCGTTCCTTGTTCAACGATGTGGTGGGAAGTGAAGCCTCAGTGTGTCGAGCACTGGGGCTTTGCGCATTTTAAAGGCAAAAAGGAGGAAGAGGCAAGGATCACGGATCACGGGGCTTACGTTTTAGCTGTTTTATATACCTTTTTCTCAAGATTTGTTTCGTTTAACAGCTAGTTAAGAATGAGATATTGGTGTAATGGTGTAATAACTTAATGAAATCAATAGGTTACGAGTGATTACAGTGTTTTTAAGAAGTGTAATGGTGTAATTTACCTAAAATGCGCGCGCGACTTATTTACTGCTGCTGAACGAAATAGATGTTGGAAATAATCCTACTGAAACGATGAATTTGAACCGGGAGGGTCTGCGGTTGCGTTGCTTGTGGGTTTGTTGCACAATGTGTCCATGAACATCGAAAAAAATATCCCCCTGCCCGGCGGCGTTGACCCCAGAGAGCGCTATCCATTTCCCGAAATGGCTGTTGGCGACAGTTTTATGGTCTTGGACGCTACATGGATCAAGAACTTGCGCAGCGCCGCCTACATGTACTCTAGGCGCCACCTCGGCGTGCGGTTCACCTGCCGTAGGCATGGGGAGGGCTGGCGCCTTTGGAGGGTCTCCTGATGGGCTCGTTCAAAGATGACAGATTTTTGGCCGGCAAGAAGCTGGGCGGAATAGACTCACGGGTAGAGGCCCGCCTGGCCGTCCAAGTCAAGCCCTACAAACCCAAAGTCCTGACGCCCCAAGAGTGGAAGTTTGTAGAGGAGTTTTGCGCGGGCGATGGCCATGTCACCCTGAAAGAGGCTGCTCTGCGCGCGGCGTATAGCGAGGCATGGGCAAAGAATCGGGCACGGGAGCTGACGGACCCAGAAAAAAACCCGCACATTGTGGTCGCAATTCAAGAGCGCCGGCGCGAACTGGGGGAGAAGTACGGCACCACGTTTGAGCGGCATATGCGCGATCTCCAAGTCATCCGTGACCAAGCGCTGCAGTCCGGCGCATACGGCGCGGCCGTTCAGGCTGAATATCGGCGCGGGCAAGCCTTGGGCACGATTTATATTGAGCGCAAGGAAATTCGCCACGGCACGATTGACAGCATGAGCAAAGAAGAAGTGCAGCGCAAGCTCGAAGAGATCAAACGCCTGTATGGAGGCAGTGCTGGGCCAGTAATTGACGTCACCCCCAGACAGCTTAAAGAAGAACCGGAAGAGGACGAAGACCATGGCGTTGAAACCCGAAGCGAACCTGTACAAACGCCTGAAAGAAAATCTCCCAAATTGCCATTTCACCCGAATTGAGTCTCGGGTTAACCTAGGCATTCCCGACTGCCTGCTGGCATTCCCCCATGGCGAGTTTGTCATGGTCGAATTGAAGGTCGTCAAACGCGGGCGCAAAATCAATCTGTCACCGCACCAAGTGGCCTTTCACATCAAGCATTCCGATTTGCGCTGCCCGACCTACGTCTTGGTTCAGTACCAACCCGCCGGGACCGCTCATGCCAGCAAGTCCGAGCTGCTGCTTTATTGTGGCGAGCAAGCCGTCGACTTGGTGAACCTGGGCGTCGACACCCCTGCCTTGGCCCGTTGGCCGTGGACGGCCATATCATGGGCCGAGCTGAGAAATAAAATGCTACGTGGTTGAGTTGTAGATAACGGTGTGCTAGGATTACAAACACCTGGATGTCCCGGGCAACCTTAGAAAGAGAGAAAGCTATGCGAACGAGCGACCGAGAACGGCTGGCCGAAGCCCGGCAGCGACTGCATAAACACGCCCCACCCAAGACCCCTACCGACCACAAGCCCATGGCGATCAAATTATTTTTTTGGTGGTTGTTGCATAAAATCACCGGGGGTAGTTGACAAGTTGATAAAAGTAGGTTTACAATTTAATTAGGCCAAGCGATCCGCGAAGCCCCAACCCTAGAAAGAGAGAAAGACATGGAACTGAACACACTCATGCAGGCCTTGGCCAAAGATTTGGCCGAACAAATGCGCCCCATGGTGCGCGACATGATCCGGGCCGAACTGGTCACCGGTCAAGTGGACCCGGCCGCAATTGCCGAAAATATCGACCTGAAAAAACTGGCCGAGCATATTGACATCTCGACGCTGGCGGCCGAGCTGACCGAGGGCCAATTAAATGATATCTCGGGCTACATCGACCTGGCCATCTTGGCGGGCGAGCTTGACGCGGAGGGCATCGCGAAAAAATTAGATGTGGCGGACGCTGTTCGGGAATTTTTTCAGGACAATACTTTTTCAATCCGGGCATAAGGGGCACGGTATGAAACGAGAAACGAATATTGCACTTGTCGGCCGCTTGATCCATCAAGCCAGCGCCGGCCCGCTGATGCAGGCGTTCGTGCTTGAAGCCTTGCGCGATTATTCCGCCCGCATGCTGGCCACTGAAACCCCGGCCGACGCTGAATCGGGTTTTATCAGCTGGGCCGCATGGCAGGCCTGCGCTGTTGAAACCAATCAGGCCATGGCCGACCGCCTGCGGTAACCGCACCGGTTTTTTTAAGCCCGGCCGCGTGCCGGGTTTTTTTCGCCTAGGGGGTTGACAAGTTGACTTGTTGCACTAAAATTATTTGCAGGCCAGCAATCCGCCCGGCCACTAGAAAGAAAGAAAGCGAGAAAATTATGCTTAAGACTGTAAAACACTCAGGCAACAAAAAAACCGGCCCGATCGCGGTAACCTACCGCGCCGGGGGCCATAATGTTTTTGGCACGTGCCCGAAAACATGCGCATTGAACCCCCATGGTGAACATGCAGCCGACTTGATCGACGCCGACTATCTGCAGGCCTTGCGGCATGCCGTGCCGCGTAAAGGCCAGGCCTGGACGTATTCGCATTTTCCGGCCGAGCTGCTGCCGGCGCCGGCGCCTGGTGAGACCGTGATTAATGCGAGCTGCGACACGATCCCCCAGGCCTTGGCCGCAGTGGCCGCCGGCCGCCCGGCCGTGGTGGCCGCTCCGTCCGGGACCGTATGGCCGTACACCCTCGACGGCGTGCGCTTTGTACAGTGCCCGGCCGAGCTGGCCGAAAATTTCAGCTGCGCCCAATGCGGCAACGGCCGCCCGCTGTGTGCCCGGGGTGACCGGAATTATGTAATTGTGTTTGTCGCGCATGGTAGCGGCGCGCGCCTGGTCGGTGACGATGCCCCGGGCGGATGCTACGGTAACGGCGGCCCGGTCCGCCTGGCTTGGGAATCTACCAAAAAGACCGGCGCCCAAGATGACGGCGCCGCCCTGGCGGCTTTCGCCCGCTCGCTCCCGCCGGGTTCCCTGTTGCGGCATCATATTGTCGGTGACCTGGGCCAGGCAGCATAAAATAATTTGTTGACAAGTAGATTTTTATTAGACTAAAATTAAATCGTCGGGGGCTTTTCCTCGGCGCTAACCCTAGAAAGAGAGAATTATCATGGCTCATATGATTGACGAAACCACCGGCCGCGCTGCTATTGCTTACGCTGGACAAACCCCCTGGCATGGTTTGGGTCAGGCCCTAACGCCTGGCGCAAGTATTGAGACATGGGCCCGCGAAGCAGGCCTTGCATATGATGTGCTTGAGAGCCCCGTTAAGTATTCCACGCCGGCCGCGACGGAGCTGCAAACCTGGCCAGCGCGTAAAGTGCTGCACCGGTCCGACACCGGCGCGCCCTTGGCGGTTGTGTCAAGTGCCTATAACGTGGTGCAGCCCGGCCAGGTAATGGACTTCTTTCGCCAGCTGGTAGACCTGGGCGGGTTTGAGCTTGAGACCGCCGGCGCCCTCAGTGACGGCCGCCGGGTTTGGGCCCTGGCCCGCGTCGGCGATGCTGCGCCTGTGGTCGACGGCGACCTGGTCAAGCCTTACTTGTTGCTGGGCACGTCATATGATGGAACCATGGCGACCGTCGCAAAATTCACGGCAATTCGCGTGGTGTGCAATAACACCATAACGGCCGCCGTCGGCGGCTACAGTGGCGGCCGCGTGGTCCGTGGCGAGGGCGAGATAAATACCGGTTACCTAAAATCGGCCGTCCGGGTTTTGCATTCTGAACGCTTCGACGCCGACGCTGTGCGGCTGCAGCTGGGGATTGTGGCGAATGCCTTTGAGGGTTTTCTAGTGCAGTCCCGGCAGTTGGCCGGCCAGACCATGGACATGGTCCAGGCGGATGCATTCGTTGCCGAGCTGTTGCGCCCTTATCATTCCAGCGCGCGCCCGGTGACCGAGTCAAAAGCTTATGTGCGGATCATGCAATTATTTAACGGCCGGGCGATCGGCTCTGACTTGCCTGGCGTGGCCGGCACCCGCTGGGCTATGTTTAACGCGGTAACCGAGCTGGTCGACCACGAGCGTGGCCGCTCGAATAACACCAGGATCGAATCGGCATGGTTTGGGACCGGTGCAGCACTTAAGGCCCGGGCCGCCGAGCTGCTCGCCGCCGAGCTGGTAGGGGTTTAATCATGGTCCAAATTGAATACACCAAAAAACCCAGCGGCCCGACGCTACGCGCCGCGATCCGCAAAGCATTGAGCGCTGGTGAAACCTGGCTGCAGCTAACATGGGGAGAAAATCAAATCACAATCGAGCGCGGCCCTTATGGTTTTACCGGCCATGGCTGGATCGGCCGCCACGGTGGCGACGACCTGGCGAGAGAGTTCAAAATTCGATAACCCAAACCCGGCCAAGCGCCGGGTTTTTTGCCTATTGCGTTCAGTTGATTTTTTAGACTAAAATTAAACCCCGGCCACGTTGGCCGGGAATAAACTAGAAAGTGAGAATTTTTATGTCCTGTTTTGTTGTCCCTGATTATCACGTGACCACCGGCCGCGCCCCGGTTCCACTGTTGCTGAATGCTGCCGGCCGCGTCGGTGGCCGTCTGCGCCTGGTGCAGCTGTTTCGCCTGGCCGGCGCTGGCTTGGTCCGGGTTACATGGTCCGCCACATGGTCCGAGTATCAAGTACGCGCCACCGGCCCCGGCGGCCGCCTGGTGGCCGAGTACTTCACCGACGACAGGGCCGACGCCCTAGGCACGGCCGACGCCATGCTGGCCGAGCTGGCCGCAGCTGCCGGGGTTCCGGCATGAGCTGGCCGCGTTAGTTCGATTCAAACCCGGCCAGGCGCCGGGTTTTTTTTTCGCCCGGTATCGGCCTGCCGGCCTGGGAATAGCTTAAACCTATCGCAAACCCCGGGGCCATAGTCCGCGCCATGCCAGGCCGCGATCCAGGCCCGGCCAGCGCGTGATCCGTGGCGCGCGTATCGTGGCTTGGTGGCCGTGGCCATGGGGGCCGCCGGCCGTGGCCATGGGGGCCGCCGGCGCTTGGTCCGGTGTTTGTGTTTGTATGTCCGCCGGCCAGGTGTTTGTATGTGCGACATACAAACAAGGCCCGGCCAGCTGCGGCCGCCGGCCGTGGCCATGGGGGCCGCCGGCCGTGTCCATGGGGGCCGTGGCCATGGTGGCCGCCGGCCGTGGTCGGCGTTCCTGGTAACTTTCGCCCCGGTGCCCGGCGCCCCGGTTCGCGGGCCCTAGCACGTAAGTGAGCACCCACCCGCCCCGGGGCCCGAAAAAACGGGCCGGGGGGGAAGCGGCGCAGGCTTTAGCCTTGTTTTACACGGTAAGTTTCACGTGAAACACTTTTAGACCCCCAACAATAAAAGGGCCCCCTTTGTGTAACAAGTCAACCTGTGCCAAAATTTGTGCAAATTTAAAACGAAACGGACTTTTATGATCCCTGAAGAAATTGACGCCGAACGGCTAAAGCTTGAATACCGACTGGCGCAGATTGACACGCAAGACAAGGCCAAGACCGGCTTCCTTGATTTTGCACGCTATGTCTGGCCAAGCGCGATCCTCGGTGAACATCACTCGGTTATGGGCAAGGCTTTTGACCGGATTGCTGCGGGGTCCTTGAAGCGTTTGATCATTAACATGCCGCCTCGGCACACAAAGTCTGAGTTTGCGAGCTTTCTTTTGCCGGCCTATCTCATGGGCCGTGATCCGCGAACCAAGGCTATTGAGGCGACGCACAACAGTGAGTTGGCGGTGCGATTCGGCCGGAAAGTCCGTGATTTGATGGACACGGATGTGTATAAGGATTTGTTTCCTGATGTTAGTTTGAAGCAGGACAGCAAAGCTGCCGGCCGGTGGGACACGAGCAAGGGCGGGGAGTATTTTGCGGTTGGTGTTGGAGGTGCGATGACGGGCCGTGGTGCGGATGTTTTGATCATTGACGACCCGCATTCGGAGCAGGATGCGATGAGTGAGTTGGCTTTGGACAATGCGTGGGAGTGGTACAGCTCGGGTCCTCGTACGCGATTGCAGCCGGGCGGGGCGGTGGTGATTGTGATGACGAGGTGGGGGACAAAGGATTTGACGGCGCGGTTGCTCAAGGCGCAGAAATCACGGAACGCGGATCAGTGGGAGGTGATTGAGTTTCCTGCCATCTTGCCATCGGGTAAACCCTTGTGGCCGGAGTTTTGGAAGCTGGAGGAGTTGGAAGGCGTGAAGGCTAGTTTGTCGGTACAGAAGTGGAATGCAATGTACCAGCAGCAGCCTACGAATGACGAGGGTGCGATCTTGAAGAGGGAGTGGTGGAGGGTCTGGCCGCATGATGAGCCGCCGGTGGTGAACTACATTATTCAGTCGATGGACACGGCGTATTCCAAGAAGGAGACGGCTGACTTTTCTGTTATCACGACGTGGGGTGTGTTTTACGAGAATGAGGATTCTGGGGCGTCGATTATTTTGTTGGATGTTAAGAGGGGGCGTTGGGATTTTCCGGAGTTAAAGCGCATTGCAAAGGAGCAGTATGACCATTGGCAGCCAGACAACGTGTTGATTGAGGCGAAGGCCACGGGCACGCCTTTGCAGCAGGAGTTGCGGCGGATGAGTATTCCTGTGACGATGTACTCGCCGGGGGGCAGGAGAACGGGCACGGACAAGGTGGCGCGGGCCAATGCGGTGGCGCCTGTGTTTGAGGCGGGGATGGTTTGGGCACCTGACACGGAGTGGGCGGAGCTGCTTGTTGAGGAGTGCGCGGCTTTCCCGCACGGGGACAACGACGACATGGTGGACAGCACGACGATGGCAATGGACAGGTTTCGGCGGGGTAACTTTATTAGCTTGGCCACGGACGACAACGAGGAAAGGGAAACGGGAGACCTTGTGCCGGAGTACTATTGACGTTTAAAATGGGCTAACCAATACCTTGGCCAAGGCGCTATGAAATACACTACTTTGTCAGATGACGACATGGACAATGTCCAAAAGTTTGCCTTTGGTGGCATTGCCAATCCTGCTCAAAGGGCGTTTCTGCGCGCATCGGATCGTGAGTATTTGGCCGAGCGCCAAGCGGAGCTGGACGCGTTTGAGGAGCAGCGCCAATCGTACAACACGGGTTTGGCCAAGTACCAAGAAGAGGTGTACAACCCTTACCAGCAGCAGTCCCAAGCGTACAACGCAGCGGCCCAGCAGTACAACACCGATGTGTACAACCCTTACCAGCAGCAGTACGGCGCGTATGAAAAAGCTGTGGCGGATTTTAACGCGGGGGATCGCACCTCTGACTATGCGGGCCCGGCAGAGCCGACACTGGCAAGGCAGTTTGACATGCAAGCGCCCACGGCCCCGGGGTCCTTTGACATGGCAGCGCCTGTCCTGCCGTTCAAGGAAGAGGAGATTGTGGCCCGTCAGCAGCAAGCCGCAGAAACAGCGCGCAGGGATGCGGGCAACCGCGCCACTGCCCTTAACGTGGTCAGCAACCCGGATCAGTTTAACTTTGGATCAATGTCCATTGCCAATCGGTTTATGGCCGAAGGGGGCGAAGTGAAAAGAAAATCAGCCAAGGAAATGCTGATGGAGATGGCCGAGGGCGGGGAGGTTGGCATTGACAAGAACGAGCAAGCAAGGCGCGAGCAAACAGCGCGCGAGCAGGCAAGGTTTTTGGAGAGCGGACTATCCGCTGAGAAGTACGCCAAGCAAGAGGAGGAGCGGGAGGAGAGCGTAAGGCTTGGCATTGCCGCGCGCGAGCAGGCAGCGGCTTGGGCGAGCGGAAAATCAGCCAAGGAAATGTTGGCCCAGCTGCGAGAGGCCCAGCTTGCCAGTTTTCTTTCGCGAACAAAAGGAGGTGTAACAGTCCCTCTAAGCGAAAGCGAAGCGCACAAGGACAGTGCAAAGCGGGCTCAGTACGGCAGACAGGCCCGAAAGGAAGAGCTGGCAAGGCGCGAGCAAGGAAAAACAAATCCTGTAGCCCCGCCGGTAGCTCCACCGCCGGTAGCTCCACCGCCGGTAGCTCCACCGCCCGTAGCTCCGCCTGTAGCTCCACCGCTCGTAGCTCCGCCGGTAGCTCCACCGCCGGTAGCTCCACCGCCCGTAGCTCCGCCCGTAGCCCCGCCGGTAGCTCCACCGCCGGTAGCTCCGCCTCCTGAGGCCCCGATCTTTGCGCAGCCCGGCATCAGCCCTGGAACCACGGCCATCGGATCACCTGACATGCCGCTTGCCGGCGCGTTGAATACTTTGAACGCAATTGGCGCCAACCCTAACTTGTCGCCTACTATGCTGGGTGGTCAGCAAAACGCGGGGGTAATGACAGACCGTTTGGGCAACCTTATTTATTCTCCCGGAGCACCCCAAGCGGTACCGGCGGCATCGCCTATGCCCGACCCAATCTTTGCACGGCCCGTAATTAGCGCTCCCGGTGTAATAGGCTCTCAAGCGGAAATGTTGCCCGTGTCTGGCGGCACCGCTTCTGAAGACTTTTCCCAGTTAAATGCGGTACCGGCGGCATCGCCTATGCCAGTGCTAAACCTAGCCAGCAACGTTAGCTCTCCTATTGCAGGGGCTCCCACTCCCTTGGGCAGCGCCCCAAGCACCGCGCCTCGTGAACAAGGGGGCATGGCCAACGGCCCTGCGGCCCTTGGCATTAATGCCCAAGGCCCGGTTATTAATACCCAAGGCTTGGCCATGCCGATGTTTAACAACTCGGGCTTGGGCGGTGCAGCGACAAATCCTCAGAGCTACTTTTCAATGTTCAACCCCGGCCCGCCCGGCATTAGCTTGGGAGCCACGGCCATTGGATCGCCTGACATGCCTATGTACGGCGCGATGAACACGATGAACGCAATGGGCTCTAGCCCCAACTTGTCGCCCACTATGCTGGGCGGCCAGCAAAACGCGGGCTTTATGACCGACCGTTTGGGCAACCGCATTTACTCTCCCGGTGCGCCTCTTTTGTACGGCTTTGCCAAGGGCGGCCTTGCTGACGCCACGGCCACGGCCAACGCCTACACCATGGAAGACGAGGAAGACGTGCCGGTTGACACAGACCCCGTAGGTTCGGCCAAAAAGATGCTGGCTGCAATAAAACCTTCAAAAAAGTCTGCTCCCTCGCCCATTGCCAAGAGCATTAAGAAGTCGGGCGGCGCAAGTGCCAGCAAGGAAATGGACATGGCCTACCAGCCCTTGTCCTCGGCCAAAGAACAAGTGCCCGAGCTTAGGGACTCGCGCTCTGCTAGGGCGCAGATGGAAGCCATGGCCGAGGCCTACAAGCTGCGTGCCCAAGCGGCGACGCAGCAGTCTAAGGGGTTTATACGCGACACGATGAACGCGCCTACTTTGGACAGACCCAACTTGGGCAAAAACACTTTGACAGCCAAGCGGTTTAACGAAGGGGGTGAAGTGGAGCTGACGCAAGAAGAGATTGACGCGGCGAGCAAGCCTGCGTTTGTGACGCCGAAGTCTGGCATAGGCCGCAAGGAAGGCCCGATCAGCCAAGCGTTGAAGTCGGGCGAGGCGTATGTGAACGTGGCCAAGGGCTTGACGGAAATGCCGTACAACTTGGCAGGCGCGCCTATGGATTTGGCGATGTTGGCAAGGCAGGGCTTAACGGGCCAGGCCCCGGCCGGCCAAGTAGGCACCAGCGACTACATCAAAAACAAGATGACTGAACTTGGCATTCGCCAAGCGCCACCTACCGATCCGACGGCCAAGGGCTTTTACACTGCCGGCGATCTGTTGTCTAACTTGGTCAACCCCGCATCTGTGCCGCGCAAGGTGGGCCCGGCAATTGAAAAGGGTGTCAAGGCTGGCGCCACTGAGGTGGGCCGTCAGTTAGACCGTGCCATTATGGACAGCGCCGGTCCGTTGGCCGGTGTAGTGCCCGACGCCGCGCGCCCCATGTACGCGGTCCGCCCAACGGGCAGCACCATGCTTACGGGCCCCGTGGGTTTAAACAAAAACGTGAGTGAAGTTGACCAGCTGTTGCAAAGCGGTGTGAGCAATGCCAAAAGCGCTGCGGGTCAAAACGAGGGCCAGCAAAAACTCCTTGAAGATTTTTGGGGCAAGAAAGCCCGCAATTACTTTGAACGCCAATTTGGCACGCCGGACGACCCAATTATGGAAGGCATCAAAGCAGGGACGCTCAAGGGCACAGCATTGTCTTCCGACTTAAAGGCAGGGTTCCCCGAGCACCTTATTGAGTCCATGTCACTTGGGAAAACGCGGTCAAAGGAGGGCGCTCGTTCAACCCCTGAGTTTGTGGGACCTGGCAAAGCTGAAACTCGGTTTTTTCCAAAACACCCCAGAGCAATCGAGGACTTTACACAGCGGTATGACACGGCCACGGGGCTTAGAGGCAACCTAATCACCACCAACCCTGCCGCAGCTGACCCAGACTACAATTTAATTACCTCCGAAGGCCGGGCCATGGGCCGTGCAGCTTCGGAAGCTGCGGCAGACAAGATGCTCAACCAAGGCATGCGCCCTGAACTGATCAACCCTGAGGTCGGTGTCACAACCCGTTCTGTTAAGGACCCTGAGCGCATCGTGAGTGACAACAGCACCCGTTCGGCCAAGGACCTGTACGAAGCCTTTGAGGAGTCCTCCGCTTACAACAAGCTGACGCCAGAGCAACAACTTGAGTGGGCTAACACTCAATATGGCAGTGGCCGTAGCGCGTTGAGGGGCATGCAACCGCCGGAAATTGGGCCAAACTTGCTGGGCGAGAACGTGCGCACCGCCATTGAAAAGGGCGAGCCTGTGTACGACATCAATTACATGGGCAAAACCTTGCAGTCTTTGTTTAAGCCTGACAACATTAACGAGTACTTGGCCGGCCTGCCTCCCCGCGAGCTTGCCAACATTCGCTTTGAAGATGCAGTACGCGGCGGATTAAAGATTGGTGAAAAGCAGTTCAAAATGCAGGGATACGTTGACCGTATCAAATCGGGCAAACCTGTGGCAGACAACGTGTTTTCTGAGGGCGTAGGCAAGCCTCTAATACAATTTGGCGAGGGCTCAGGACTTGATGGGTTCGCTTGGAAGCGTATTGAAAAACGCGAGGCCACCATACCAGAAGGGGCGTATGTAGGCCACTCCGTAGGCGGATATGAGACGGGTGGAGTAGGGTATACAACCGACAAGCGCAATGGCTTTAACACAGGCAAGTGGCAGGTATATACTCTACGTGACAACAGAAATAGACCTGTCAACACAATTGAGGCAAAAATGCTTGATGAGGATACGCTTGTTGTAACGCAGATTAAGGGCAATGGCCGGGCTACGGGCAACACCGCTCCGGAAAAGTATGACGGAGCCGTTTTGAAGTTTCTTCAAGACTACTTAAAACCAGTAGCCATTGAAGAGTCGGACAGCCTCCTGACTCCTTTGTTGCAAAACTACAAAATAGAGCTTGGCGCATCGCCACGTGCTCGATAAGGAACACACATGGCAATCGAAAAAGCAATGAACCGGATGCCCACCCTTGAGGTGGTAATAGGCGGCGGCATCCCAGGACCCCAGTCAGACATTGAAATTATTATTGAAGAGGACGGTGGGGCCGTCGTGGAGATGGGTGAACAAGACGCCGAGGAGGTGGACTTTTACGCCAACTTAGCAGAGGTCATTGACCCAGATGACACGGCCATAATGGGCTTGGACGTTGCCGCTTTGTTTGAGGCCGATAAGGGCTCACGCTCCGATTGGGAGCAGATGTACGCTAAAGGCCTTGATCTGCTCGGCTTGCGCATTGAAGAGCGCACCAAGCCCTTTCGTGGAGCCTCTGGCGCTACGCATCCAATGCTCACTGAGGCCATCATTCAGTTCCAAGCACAGGCTTTCAAAGAACTAATGCCGGCTGGGGGCCCTGTCCGCACGCAGATTATGGGCAAAGAGACGGTGGAAAAGTTCCAGCAGGCCGGCCGTGTGCAGGATTTTATGAACTACCAGATCACCACGGTGATGGAAGAGTACACGCCTGAGTTTGACCAGCAGCTTTTTTACACGGGCTACGGCGGTTCGACCTTTAAAAAGGTCTACTACGACTTTCAACTAGGCCGCATGGTGTCCAAATTGTGCCTAGCCGACGATGTTTACATCCCCTACAACGGCTCAAGCGTCGTGTCCCAGTGCCCACGGCTCACGCACCGTATTGCGATGGACTCAAACGAGTACCGCAAGCGTGCTTTGGCGGGCGAATACCTTGACCTTCCGGTTGAAACGTATGCCGCGCCGTCAGACCCGGGCCACATCCAGTCTGCAATTGACAAAATTACCGGGATTCAACCCACAACCAACGAAGGCGAAGTGTTTTTGTTGGAGCAAATGGTTGATTTAGACCTTCCAGGCTTTGAAGACAAAGACGAAAAGGGTGCCCCAACCGGGATCAAGCTGCCATACGTAGTGACTTTGGTCGAAGACAGCCTAAAAGTGGTTGGAATTCGCCGAAATTGGAAAGAAGACGACAAAAAGAAGAACCGTCGCAACTACTACATTCACTATGTGTTGGTTGAGGGCCCGGGGGCATATGGTTTGGGTTTTGTGCACTTAATTGGGGGCCTTAGCAGGGCTGCAACCAGCGCTTTGCGTCAGTTAATCGACGCTGGTACGCTTGCAAACCTGCCCGCAGGCTTTAAAGCCAAAGGAGCACGGATCGCGGACGACTCTACGCCGATCCAACCGGGTGAATGGCGCGACATTGACGCCGGTGGAGCCGAGCTGGCCGGGTCCTTGATGCCTTTGCCGTACAAAGAGCCAAGCCAGACCTTGTTCGGCCTGCTAGGCTTTCTTGTAGACGCCGGAAAACGGTTGTCGAGCACTGCCGACATGCAGATTGGCGACGGCAACCAGTACGCGCAGGTCGGAACGACTTTGGCGCTGTTGGAGCGGGGCTCCATGGTCATGTCTTCCATCCACAAGCGCTTGCACTACGCCCAGACTTTGGAGTTCCGCCTCCTGTTTGAAGGCTTTGGCGAATACTTGGACGACGAGTACCCCTATGAGGTCCCTGGCGCGAGCCGCAAGATCAAGAAGGCTGACTTCAACACCATGGTGTCGGTGCAGCCTGTGGCTGACCCCAACATCTTTAGCTCCGCGCAACGCATTCAGTTGGCCCAAATGCAATTGCAGCTGGCCCAAAGCGCTCCGCAGATGCACAACATGTATGAGGCCTACTACCGCATGTATGCGGCCTTAAATGTGCGGGACATTGACGGCGTGCTGCTGCCTCAAAACACCAACATGCCTCGCGACCCTGCGTCCGAGAACAGTGACGTGCTTAACAGCATGAAGCTCAAGGCCTTTGCTGGCCAGCAGCACGACGCCCACATTGCAACCCACCTGATGATGGGCATGTCGCCCCTCGTCCAATCCCTTCCTGCTGCTGCGGGAGAGCTGCAAAAACACATCTTAGACCACGTTCGTCTTAAGGCGGAAGAAGACGTCGAAGCCGACCTGTTCAAGTCCTACGGTACCGATCCGGATAGGCTGATTTCGCTGATCCAAAAGGAGGGCATGATTGCCTTGCGCATTGCAAACAACCTGCAGGAAGTTCGCGACCTGCAGGACAGTTTGGCGGGAGGGGAAGAAGGCCCTGACCCCTTGATTAAACTTAAGGAAGCTGAAATCCAACAACGAGCCAAGAACGACGAGGCTAAGATTGCCTTAGACCAGCAGAAGCTGGCCTTGGATCAGCAAAAGCAACAGTCGACCCTTCAATTCAACCAGCAAAAGTTGCAACTGCAACAGGCCAAACAAACAGGAGGCCGCGATGCCGCGTAAGAAAGGTTCTAGTAAGCCAAAAACCGTGTCCTTTGCTTCTTCCAAAAAGAGCAAGACTAAAGAAACAACCGGCAAAGGGGTTTTAAAACCTTCGAAAGGGGTTCAGGGCCCTTTTATGGAAATAAAAAAACGCGATGCCAACCAGTTAACTAAGATATACTAAACTGTCAGTGAGTGCTATCAGACGGAGCCTTGTACCGTCTGCTTTTCATGGAAACCACCATGCTTGAATTTGCAGAAGCAGTTCTGAGGGAAATCAGGAAACTTCAGGATCAATCCAGACAGATTGTCCTGAACGGAACCATTACAGATATGGAGCGTTATCGCTACATGATGGGTCGCCTTGAGGGTTTGAGGATGGTTGAAGACTCCGTGAAAGATTTGCTTAAAAAAGTCACGGACGATGCCGACGATTTTCTCAAATGAAAGGTAACTAATGGAAACCGTAGCTATCCCTGAAATTAACATGACCGCCTTAGAGCGTAAATGGGCCGAGGAGGCAGCCAACAAACCGCCGGCCTTGGACGACGCTTATACAGAGCTGGGTTTTGACCCAGAAAAACTTGACCAAGCGGTCATTGACACCATTCCCCAGCCCAGTGGGTGGCGCATTGCCATCCTTCCCTACCGTGGCGCCGAGAAAAGCAAGGGCGGCATCGTCTTGGCTGAAGAAACTCAGCGCAGAAGTCAGCTTGGCACAGTGTGCGGCTACGTCTTAAAGGTAGGGTCCTTGGCCTACGCCGATCAATCCAAATTTCCCGCCGGCGCTTGGTGCAAGCAGGGTGATTGGGTTATCTTTGGCCGTTACGCTGGAGCACGCATCCCAATCGACGGAGGTGAGATTCGTCTCATTAACGACGACGAGGTACTTGGAGTGGTGAATAGCCCAGAAGACATTCTGCACATGTAAAGGAGCAATGACATGAATGAGCAACTTGAATTTAAGGTAGGGGAGGACGAGAGTCCGGCCACCGTATCAATTGGGGAGGACGGCGCTGCTGAAGTGCTGGACAAGCCCCAAGACCCGCAGGTAGAGACGTCTTCACAGTCGCCTTCTACCAGTGAGTTGGATCAGTACAGCGATGGCGTCAAAAAACGCATTGACAAGCTGACCGCTCGCCTGCGCGAGACCCAGCGCCGCGAGCAAGCCGCCTTAGAGTACGCCAAGAGCGTGCAGGCCCGGTCAAACCAGCTTGAGCAGCAGTTTATGAGCGCAGACTCTGCCCGCTTAGGCGAGGCCAACGGCCGCGTGCAGACGCAAGTTGTAGCGCTAAAACAGATTATTCGCAAGGCACGTGAAGAAGGCGACATTGACACAGAGACAGAAGCGCAGCAGCGCCTGACTTCGTTGGCCATGGAGCAGAACCAAATTAGTCAAGCTTCGCAGCAACGCGAACAACAAGCGCAGCAGTGGGCATACCAGCAGCAAGTCAACGCGCAGCAAGCTGCAGCCCAGCCACAGGCACAAGTACAGCAGGAAATTGACCCACGGGCTGAGGATTGGGCCGAACAAAATTCTTGGTATGGACGAGACACTGCAATGACGCACGCTGCGTGGGGAATTCATCGCCAGTTAATTCAAGTCGAGGGATTTGACCCAAACAGCGAAGCGTACTATGATGAGCTTAATAATCGTCTGAAACAGACTTTCCCTCAGAAACTGGGTGGCAGTTCGTATCAGGCGCAAACTAACAGGTCCACCAGGCCCGTGCAGACGGTGGCACCTGCATCCCGATCTTCGGGTATTAACAATGCACGCCGCACTGTCAGGTTGACCCCAAGTCAAGTTGCAATTGCCAAAAAGCTAGGCGTTCCTATTGAGGAATACGCTAAATACGTGAAGGATTAAGCCATGACTGACGTTAAGATTCCAACTCTCAATCGCTCCACCCGTGGGTCCGAATCCCGCGACACGGATGCGCGACGTAAGCCTTGGGCTCCACCTTCGCGTCTGGACGCGCCACCCGCGCCTCCGGGATACAAACACCGTTGGATTCGGGCTGAAGCTGGGGGTATTGATGACCGCACGAACATTGCAGGCAAGCTCCGTGAGGGGTATGAGCTGGTTCGTGGGGACGAGTACCCCGACTATCACGTCCCAACAATAGACGATGGCCGACATGCTGGCGTTATCAGCGTGGGAGGTCTTCTTCTAGCACGTATTCCGGAAGAAACGGTTGAAGAGCGCAAGGCGTATTACCAACGTAGAGCAAGCGACCAATTGCAGGCTGCGGATAACGAACTAATGAAGGCCAATGCTCACAACAGCATGACCATTCAGCGTCCGACTCGTCAGTCCCGCGTATCCTTCGGCGGCTCTAACAAGGGCTAACGAATCCCTCTTTTTTAAGGAATAACAAATGGCGAACATCGATAAAGCCTTTGGTCTGCGCCCTATCGGTAACCTTTCTGCTACTGGTGCCCAGAAGCAGTACGGCTACGAGATTGAGGACAACCAAAATGGCGCAATTTTTCAAGGTGACCTAGTTACCATCGTAGGAGGCTATGTTGTTAAATTTGCTCCGGGCACGCATGCTGCAGCCTTGGGCGTTTTTAACGGCTGCCAGTACATCGACCCTACCAGTGGCAAGCCCACGTTCAAGAACTTCTACCCAGGTTCTGTCAACATCACTTCGGGCAAAATTCAAGCCGATGTGCTCGACGACCCTAGTCAGTTGTTTCTTATCCAAGCAGACGAGGACATTGTGCAAGCTGACATTGGCAAAAACGCCGATGTCGTTGGCTCAGGCGGTAGCACCGTAACAGGTGTTTCCTCGATGGAACTCGACTCCTCCACCATCGCAGATACAGCAGCGCTGAACCTGAAGATTGTGGGCTTGTATAACGTCCCGGGCAACGCGTTAGGCAACTTTGCAGTTGTCGTTGTGAAAATCAACGAGCATCTGTACGGCAGCACTGGCGTCAAGGCCGTGACCTAATTTAAAGGAACTAAAAAATGGCAATCTCACGTGCACAACTGGTGAAAGAGCTTGAGCCGGGTCTCAACGCTTTGTTCGGTATGGAGTATAGAAACTACGAGAACCAACACACCCAGATTTACACCATCGAAACTTCAGACCGCGCGTTTGAAGAAGAGGTGATGGAATCTGGCTTTGGTGAAGCCCCTGTGAAGACCGAAGGCGCTGGCGTTTCGTACGACCAAGCGCAAGAAGTTTACACAGCGCGCTACACCCACGAGACCATCGCTTTGGCGTTCTCGCTGACCGAAGAAGCCGTTGAGGACAACCTCTACGACCGTCTGTCGGCCCGCTACACCAAGGCATTGGCCCGCTCAATGGCTCAAACCAAGCAGATTAAGGCTGCGGCTGTGCTAAATGGCGCCTTTACCACCTCTATTGGTGGCGACGGTGTTGTTCTGTGCGCAACCAACCACCCGACTCTGTCTGGCCCTAACTTGGCCAACACCTTGGCAACCCCTGCCGACTTGTCCGAGACCGCCTTGGAACAAGCTCTGATCGACATTGCTGCGTTTACCGACGAACGCGGCTTGAAGATCGCGGTTCAGGGCCTGAAGCTCATCATCCCGAAAGAGTTGATGTTCACGGCTGACCGTATCCTAAAGTCCACTCTGCGTGTGGGCACTGCTGACAACGACATCAACGCTGTTCGCAACATGGGCATGGTGCCTCAGGGTTACGTGGTCAACAACTTCCTGACCGATCCAGAAGCGTTCTTTATTAAGACTGACGCTCCTAACGGCATGAAGATGTTTGAGCGCGTGTCGTTGAAAACCGGTTTTGAAGGCGACTTTGATACTGGCAACGTTCGCTACAAGGCTCGTGAGCGCTACAGCTTTGGCTTCAGCGATCCACGCGGCTTGTTCGGTTCGCCCGGCGCGGCCTAATGGTCGAGTAAATGGAAAAAGGGGCCTTGTGCCCCTTTTTCTTTTGGTGTATATTGAGCGCATTCCGGGCCTTCCGGTGTATCAAACAGTCCCGGCTGACGACATGCAGATTGATACGCCTAACTTGCATGTAAGGAAACAATCATGGCATTGACCACATTCTCCGGCCCAGTCTCTTCCCTCAACGGCTTCATCACCACAATTTCCAACTCTTCCACAGGTGCCTCCGCCTTTAACGCGAATACCACTGCCGTTACGATGACGGGTGTTGGCGGCACGGGTGGGCGCACCTTGTTTGAGATGGATACTAACGTCGCTCTGGGTTCGTTCTCTAATGCCCTGAAAGCCGAAGTCACTTACGGTGCTACTGGTCGCACGACCGGTCTGGGTTCAGCCTTTGTTGCTGAGTTGAGCCTGTCTGCCGGTACATCTTCTGGTAATTACGCTCCTCTTGAGATCGAGTTGAATGCTCCTACTGGGGCTTCGACAGGAACTTTAACGAGCTTTATCCACGCCTCAACTCAAGGAGCGGGCGTTGCAGCGGTTGACGACAATGCTGTGTTCTTTAACCTTCAAGGCGTAACGGCAGGCTCTGGGCACATTTTTCAAACTGGTACAACGCTTGGAAGTGCAGGAGCCACCATCAAGGTTCGGGTTGGAAATACGAATTTCTTCCTGCCACTGTACGCCACTCAAATCACCACCTAATGGCTGCGCTGGATGAGGGCTACCTGTTGGGTTTGAGAAATCAGGCACTTGAGCAAAGGCAAAAGTATCTGGACCTCATCCAGCAGGCTAACGGGGCAATTGCAATGGTTGATGTTTTAATAACAGAACTCAACCGAGAAGAACCGGAGCAAGAAAATGGCGACTAATGTAAAACAAGCGCATATAAACACCAGTGGTTTTCTGGTGATGGGCCGTAACCGTATCAGGGGGCTCTCCTATGTGGGCACCGCCGACGCAGGCGAACTGGCAATGTTTGATACGACTTCTGCTCCTGTAACTTCTAGTGTCACTTATGGACGTACTGGAACAACTGTAACAGTCAGTAAAACATCCCATGGCTTAGTAACTGGGGACGTTGTAGGAATTCACTTTTCGGATTCGTCAGGCGCATCTGCTACAGATGGCAACTATTCCATTACTCGAATAGATGCTAATTCTTTTTCGCTTACAGACATTAACACAGGCGATATTAGTGGCAGCCCAGCAGCTGCTTATGTCAGTGGAAACAATCGTTGGTTGTTGACCTATGAGGTATCTGCTACGGACATTTTTAACAATGCTCCTGATGTTCCTGATCAAGGCGTTTTGGCCGTTAACGCCATCTATGCCTACATGATCAACATAGCTGCGGTAAATATTTACTATGGCTAAGAAGACCCCTTCCCTTTCGGTTGGTCGTGGCGAGAAATTGCCCGTCTCCAAGGGGGCGGGCTTGACTGCCAAAGGCCGTGCCAAGTACAACGCGGCCACAGGAAGTAATTTGAAGGCCCCCCAGCCCAAAGGCGGTAAGCGCAAGGACTCGTTCTGCGCGCGCATGGGCGGTATGCCGGGGCCCATGAAGGATGAAAAAGGCAAGCCTACCCGCAAGGCAGCGGCCTTAGCGCGATGGAAATGCTGATGGACATCAACTTAGTCTGGTCTGCCGTTTTATCTGCCGCAGTTGGCGGATTGTGGTTTTTTATCCGTGAAAAATTTGACGAGCTCAAGCGCATCGACATTTTGTTGAACAAAACACGCGAGGAGATTGCCCGTGATTACGCAACTAACACAGAAGTGCAAAGAGTCACTGATCACATTGATCAGCGTTTTAACCGGCTTGAAGCAAAAATTGATCAACTTATTCAACAGGCAAACTAAGGAGCAATGATGGCAACCTCGAAACTAAAGATGGTCAAAAAAGGCGGTAAATCCGTTCCTGCCTTTGCGGCCGATGGCGTTGGCAAGATGAAAAAAGGCGGAATTGCCGGCATGCACAAGATGCCTGACGGTAAGATGATGAAAAATTCTGACATGGGCGACAAAATGGGTCGCGCTGTTAAACGTAAAACGGCCGACGTTAAGGGCCGTGCAATGAAAAAAGGAGTTTAATATGGCTGGACGTGGAATGGGAGCCGCTACGCGCGGTGGTGGTGCTGTTGAAAGTGGCCCCGCAAACAAAATGATTTCTGAGCCAAGCAAGACCACTGGTCCTGTGAGAATGGCCAAAGGCGGCATGGCCAAGGGCATGATGGCCGGTGGCATGATGTCTAAGGGCTACGCTGCAGGCGGCGCGGCCAAGAAGATGTCTAAGGGCATGATGGCGGGCGGTAAGCGCGCTAAGTAATGTCATACCTCATCAGCAACATTCCGTACTTTAAGTGCTGGGTTAGACGCGAGTTTACCCACATGCACCAAAAGTACCACGGCGAGTATTTGCACGCAAACGTAATTGCGGTCAATGTCATGCCCGATCGTTGCTTGAGTTTTCAGCTTGTGTTTACCGGGTGTGAAAGCCACGTAGACGGCTCTGAAAACGTGCATGGGGGAGCCATGTGGGCGCGCATGCCGATCACAGCGCTGGTGGGGGATATCCCACTGGAGGAGTGGCCGGAGCGCATGCCTACGCACTTGGTGCAGCCTTGGGATTGTCCGTCGCATCATCACACTGTGATCAAGTTTGCGAGGACCAGTCCCAGCCCTTGGATATGCAAGATTGATGGCGAGTTTTACACTGGCCGGTACTTGTTCACCGTGGATTACGCGGAGAGCGAAGTAGCCGACTGCCCTGCGCAGCACAAGCAAAGTCATGTTTTGATTTTGACCGACGCAGGCAAGTGGACGGGTAACATCGTGGCGTTGCCAAACAACCGCGTTCGGGTTACAAGCCCCGCGTTTTGGCAAACAGGCGAGGGTGCCCCTGACTTTAGGCCAAGCCAGTGGACGCATTGTGCGGAGCAGGACGACTCGTACATGGACGCACAAGCAACATTTGACAACCTGTACAGCAAATGACCACTTCTGGCACCACCACATTCAACCTGTCGATTGACGACTTGGTTGAGGAGGCGTTTGAACGCTGCGGCATGCGCCCGACCAGCGGGTACCAACTTGCCTCGGCGCGTCGCTCGCTCAACCTGCTGTTCCTTGATTGGGCCAATCGTGGGCTGAACCTGTGGACCATTGAAGAGGCCACGTTTGCGCTGACCGCAGGGGTCAACGAGATTTCGCTGCCAACAGATGTGGTGAACGTGCTTGAGGCGGTCATTCGTCAAAACAACCAAGGCATCAACACGGACGTCTACATTGAGCGAATCAGTCGAGAGGACTGGCTCAACGTGCCGGACAAGACCACGCAGGCCCGTCCTGCGCAGTTTTATGTTGAGCGGACCAATGTCCCCAAGGTATATTTCTATCCCGCAGCAGACCAGAACTACACCTTCGTGTATTACCGCATTCGCCGCATCCAAGACGCTGGGGACTACACCAACACCTCGGACGTGAATTTCCGCTTTCTACCGTGCTTGGCCTCGGGCTTGGCATATCACTTGTCGTTAAAGTTTGCCGCTGACCGTGCAAGCGCGTTGAAAGCGCTTTACGAAGAGGATTTCCAGCGCGCGGCGCTTGAAGACCGCGACACGGCTAGCGTGCAATTCGTACCGGACTTGGGGGTATGACATGGCCTTCGCATCCGGCAAGTTCTCCAACGCGTTGTGCGACTACTGTGGCCAGCGGTACAAGTACAACACCCTGCGCAAAAACTGGCGGGGGTTTATGGTGTGCCCGGATGACTACGAGCCTAAAGAGCCTCAGCTTGAGCCGCTTCGCTACCGGGGTGATGCGATCGCGCTGCGCGATCCGCGTCCCGACCGAATTGAGCCGGTGTCGGTCTTCGTGGGCGCCCCAGGCTTCACGGCGTTTCAAAGCTACGGCAGCGTCCAAGGCGGCACTAACATGCAGCCATATCTGCAGGGCCAAGCGCTCATCGCGCAGGGCGCTATCGGAACAGTGACAGTGAGCACCTCATGACCTACGACGAACTTGTCACCAACATCCGCAACTACACCGAGGTGGGCAACAACGTCTTCACCGAGCCGGTGATCAACACCTTCATTACGTTGGCAGAGAACCAGATTCTTCGCGAGATTGACTTGGACGTGTTCAAGCTTGAGGCCACGGGCACGATGACTCAAGGCAACAAGTTTTTGGCCGCACCGACCGATCTGCTCACGCACCGTTACATGATCCTAACCCCGGTCAGTGGTGACCAGTTGTTCTTGGACTTCCGGGACACCTCCTTCATGAAGGAGTATTGGGACAACGGGTCGGTGCAGGGCACCCCAAAATACTATTCGGTATGGAACCAGAACACGTTCTACATTGCGCCCACACCAAACCAAAACTACAGCGTAGAGCTGGGCTACATTTACCGCCCAGCGCAGCTGTCTTCGACCAATACGACGACTTGGATTAGCAACAATGCACCTGAGGCGCTGTTGTATGCATGCCTGATCCAAGCTTACAGCTACACCAAGGGACCTACTGAGATGATGCAGTATTTCCGTTCAGCATACAAAGAAGCTATTCAAGGCTTGGGTACTGAGCAGCAGGGCCGCCGTCGCCGTGACGAGTACCGTGACGGTATGCTTCGTATTCCCCTTAAATCGGATTCACCAGGCCCATGATTACCGTATCCGCCCCTGTTTTGGTTGGCAGCGTCTTTGTCGAGACCACGCATGCGCGTGGTTGGAACGTCGAAGAGCTGGCCGCACGCGCCGCTGACAAGATTATTTTTGTCGGCGACCAGTCCCATCCCGCTGTGCAGGCGCAAGCCCGTGCATTTAAGGAAAGCGTCAAGCATGTGGTGGCGTTTTATTTGAAGGAGGCGGTCGAACAGGACCGTTCCACGATCGCCATGCGCTTGCGCGAGGCGGGACACCCTGATTTGGTTTATTTGTTAGGAGATTAAAAATGGCGTTTACAGGAAACTTCATGAGCACCAGCTTTAAGGTTGAGCTGATGCAAGCCGTGCACAACTTTACCACTGGCACGGGTAATACCTTTAAGCTGGCCTTGTACGACAACAGCGCGTCCTTTACCGCCGCGACCACGGCGTACACGGTCACCAACGAGGTAGCGAACTCCGGTTCGTACGCGGCTGGCGGCGGCACGTTAACCAACGTCACACCCACGTCTACGGGCACGACCGCGTTCACAGACTTTGCGGACTTGTCGTTTACCAGTGCGACCATCACCGCCTTTGGCGCCTTGATTTACAACGACACGGCGGCCGGTAATCCAGCGGTTTGCGTTTTGGACTTTGGCGGTGCAAAGACCTCGACCAGCGGTACTTTTACCATCATCTTTCCAACTGCCGACGCAAGCAATGCCATCATTCGCATTGCTTGATAAGGGGCGCGCGTGGCTGATGTCGTTGTTGCCTTTGAAGGCTGGAATGCCTCTGGCGTAGGCTGGGGCGAACAGCCTTGGGGAGAGGGCGTTCTCGACATCAAAGCCACGGGAAATGTAGGCTCTGTGCAGGTGACCGCTGATGCGGTCGTTTTACTTTCCGGGGTAGGCGCAACGGCCTTTTTGGGTGCGGTTACCGTCACGGCCAATGCTAATGCCAGCGTTACGGGAGTAAGCGCCACGGGCCAAGTTGGCCAAATCACCATGACAGGTGATGCCAGTGTCACGCTTACGGGCGTAGAGGGCACGATGGCCGTGGGCCTTGTGACGGTAGCCGCCAACGCGGATGTGTTTGTTACGGGCGTGCAGGCGACGGGCCAAGTAGGTCAGGTAACGCATACCGGCGACGCCAATGTAACGCCGATTGGGGTCCAAGGCACGATGGCCTTAGGCACGGTTACAGTCAGCGGCACTAGCACGGTAGTCGTTTCGGGCCTACAGGCCACGTCCAGCGTGGGTAGTGTAATTGCGGCGGCGAATGCTGACGTGTTTGTTACGGGCGTGCAGGCAGTGGGCCAGGTTGGAAACACACTGGTCTGGAGTGTAATAGATGACAACCAGACCCCTAACTGGCAGAATGTGGATGATTCACAGTCAGGTAATTGGGTCGTTGTCAATGACAACCAGACGCCGAACTGGCAAAATGTGGATGATTTACAGTCAGGTAGTTGGGTCGTTGTCAATGACGGAAATACAGTGACTTGGACTCAAGTCCTAACGTAAAGGAAATAACATGGCAAGCACCTATTCAAGTAACCTCAAGATTGAGTTGATGGGCACGGGGGAGAACTCGGGAACTTGGGGCACCATCACAAATACCAACTTAGGTACAGCCTTTGAGCAGGCCGTCATTGGTCTGGGCAATCCCGATTACCCGTCTGATGCCAACCTGACCATTACCCTCACCAACAGCAACGGGGCCCAAGCTGCTCGTGCTTTGGTTCTAAATGTAACTTCCGCGTTTGGTAGCTTAACGGTCACTCGCGAGCTGATAGTTCCTACCATCCAGAAGCAGTACATCGTACAGAACAACACGACGGGGGGTCAGAGCATTACGGTGAAGACCTCGGGCGGCACGGGCATCACGGTGCCTAACGGCCGCAAAGCGCACTTGTACGCCGACGGCACGAATGTCATTCAAATGTTCGACTTCGTGGACATCAACGGTGGCGCGATTGATGGCACTATTATTGGCGGAAGTACTGCGGCAGCAGGAACATTTACGACTGCAACGGCTACGACGGGCAACATCACAACCGTAAACGCAACAACGGTTGACGCCACAAACGTGGAAGTCACTAACATCAAAGCCAAGGACGGCACAGCGTCTATTGCTCTTGCCGATAGCACGGGCGTAGCAACTATTGCTGCTGCACCAATTCTGACTGCATTGACTGCCAGCCAAGCAGTTTTTACCAATGGCTCTAAAGCGCTGGTCAGCAACGCCATCACGGGTACGGGTAGCGTGGTGATGTCCGCAAGTGCAACACTGACCACCCCCATACTTGGTACGCCACAATCAGGTACTTTGACCAACGCTACGGGGCTGCCAATTACTACCGGCGTGTCTGGTTTAGGCGCGGGAGTGGCATCCTTTTTGGCCACACCCACATCTGCTACTTTAAAAACTGCGGTCACGGATGAAACGGGCGCTGGTGCTCTTGTGTTTGCCACAAGCCCTACGCTGGTTACCCCCATACTTGGCACCCCACAATCAGGCACGCTAACCAACGTCTCTGGGCTTCCAATTACTACTGGCGTATCTGGTTTAGGCGCTAATGTTTCCACGTTCCTTGCTACACCCACTTCTGCTACTTTGGCTGCTGCGGTAACTGACGAAACAGGTACGGGTGCGCTAGTGTTTGCTGCAAGTCCTACACTGACTACACCCATACTCGGCACCCCACAATCAGGTACTTTGACCAACGCTACGGGGCTGCCAATATTAAGTGGAACTACCGGAACACTAACGGTAGCCAGAGGCGGCACTGGGGTTACAACGTCCACCGGCTCGACTAATGTTGTCTTGTCAAACAGCCCGACTCTGGTAACCCCCGCTTTAGGCACTCCCTCCAGTGGTGTTGTAACCAATTTAACGGGTACGGCCTCAATTAACATCAATGGCACAGTAGGAGCTACAACAGCTAACACAGGTGCTTTCACCACACTTACAGCCAGTACAAACCTGTCTTCAACGCGGATCAACCCGCGTGTCTCAAGTGCTGCATCGGCGTCAACACTTACACCAGATATTAGCTCGTTCGATCAGTTTGCTTTTACAGCACTTGCTGCGGGTCTAACAATCAATGCGCCTACAGGAACGCCGGTTGACGGAAACAAACTGATATTTCGCTTCTTAGACAATGGCACAACACGTACATTGACATGGAATGCTACGTTCACTGTCATTGGAACAACTCTCCCAACAGCCACCACCGCAAATAAAATGGTTTACGTCGGCTGTATCTACAACGCTGCCAACACCCGCTGGGATGTTGTGGCTGTCGCAACTCAAGCATAAGGAACCACCATGAAAATAGATTTTGACTTCACCACCGCCCACGGTATTTTCCGCGATGCTTTGCATCTACCTGATGACCACACACTAACTGATGACGAAATCCAAGCCATGAAGCAACAGCGTGTGGACAACTGGATTGCTGTAGTAACTGCACCTCCTGTAGAGCCTGATACGGTAGTTATTGATGGCGTAACGTATGAAAAAATTCAGATTGATGGACAGACAGTTCTAAAGCCTGTGGAGGCGTAATATGGCTGATCGCTATTGGGTAGGCGGGGCCGGGAACTGGAGTTCTACAACGAAATGGAGTACCTCGTCAGGCGGTGCGTCTGGTGCTTCTGTTCCCACGGCGGCTGACAACGCAATCTTCGACGCTAGTTCAAACACCACGGCTACGCACTACACGGTCACTGTCACTGCTGACTCGACCTGCGCTAACTTGACGTTTACACCAGTTGCTGCTAATGGGGTTACTGAGTTTGCTTTTGCCACAGGCTTTGTTATTGCTGGAACATTCTCGACTAGCGGTACTGCTGGCAACCGCCGTGCATGGTTTCGTTCTATTACCTACGGCATACTGCGTGATATGCAGATTGCCACTATTGGCACTGTAACTGACGTAGATTTTCGCGATGTTCGGGTTACTGGCGCTGGCGGAACTTTGACTGGCACACGCATCGGCGACTTGCGGGGCATCAGCGGGATAACTGCGTCTACACCTAAGACGGTGTTTTGGAACCTTGCAGGAGCGCAGAACTGGTCAGCAGATGCTTGGGCGACCACATCCACAGGATCGCCATCAACAGACAACTTCCCGTTAGCGCAAGACACAGCAACATTTACCAATGCGGGTAGTGTTACTGGAAATATTACCTTTGATGCGGCTATTCCCTACACGGGAACGGTAGATATGTCTGCTCGAACGACTGCGGCTCAGTTACTTACAAATACAACACAAATTATTTACGGAAACTGGTCTAATGGTTCGGGTACTACCTTTGCTGCGGGAAGTGGCACTTTCACCTTTTCAGGGCGTAACACGCAAACAATTACTAGTGCGGGTAAAACTTTTCCCAGTGCAATTGCTTTTGACTCCTACGGTGGCTCAGTTGAACTTGCTGACGCGTTTAATATTAGTTCAAGTGACATAACGATTACCAACGGCACATTTGACACCAAGAATTACAACATCACTGCTTCGCAGTTTTCATCTAGCAACTCAAACGTGCGGGTGATTAAGTTGGGTTCTAGCACAGTAACACTATCTAATACCGTTACTTTTACCACATCCACAAACTTGACGTTCAATGCGGGAACTTCGTCTATTGTTCTCACTGCAACTTCACCGACATTTAATGGTGGTAGCCAAACTTTCTACAATTTTTCATTTACGTCAACCTCCGCTTCCGCAGGTTCAGATATAAACGGAACAAATACGTTTCAAAATTTGTCGTTTCTTTCACCAAGCACAGGTAGGTCAAGATACACTTTTTCGGATAACCAAACAGTTACGGGGACGTTAACCTGTGCAGGCTCCTCAGTTATTGGCCGCATCATGTTAAGGAGCGACACGGTCGGCACTACCCGTACCCTGACTGTCGGAACCCTATCCGCTGACGACTGCGATTTCCGTGACATCACCATTGCGGGTACAGCCGCTGGTGGCTCTCCAACCCGTGCCGGTGATTGTGGTGGCAACACGGGCATCACTTTCCCTGTTGCTAAAACTGTTTACTGGAACTTGGCTGGGGCGCAAAACTGGTCTGCTACGGCTTGGGCTCCGGGCTCCGGCGGCGTTCCAGCGGTCAACAACTTCCCGTTAGCTCAGGACACTGCGGTGTTTGATGAAGCAGCAAGCAGCGTGACAGGAACGATTACTATCAACGCCGGCTGGAATATCGGTACGTTTGATGCGTCACTACGAACCAGCGCAATGACGCTGACAACCAGTGTTAACACTACTATAGCAAGTTATGGTAATTGGACGTTTGGTACGGGCATTACGCAAACAAGCTCTACAGGCACAATTACTTTTGCTGGTCAAGTAACTCAAACTATTACCAGCAACGGCGTGACGTTTGGTTGCCCTGTAACTATTGATTGCGGCGCGGGAACTGTTCAACTTGCTGATGCTTTAGCGCTTAACTCTGCTCGGCAATTGAACCTTGCAAGCGGCACGTTTGATGCTGTGACGTACAACGTGACGGCTGGAACATTTCAAAGTACCGCTTCATCAGCTACTCTAAAAATGGGTTCTGGTACATGGACGTTATCGGGAACTGGAGCGGTTTGGTCAATAGCAACAACATTATTGACTTTGTACAAAGGCACAGCCGACATTGTTTTATCTGACACTAGCACAACAGCAAGAACATTTTCTGGTAATACTTATTCTTACAATAAACTTACCATTGGGGGTGCAACGGGAACGTCTACGCTCACAATCACAGGTAATAGTCAGTTTACCGAATTTGCCAGTACAAAAACCGTAGCGCATACCATTGCCCTCGCAACAAGTACACAGACGTTTGGCGCGTGGACAGTGACTGGTACTGTCGGCAACGTGGTCACGGTTACAGGCACAGGGGTAAGCCATGTCATCGCTGGTGCTCGTGTATCAAGTGTTGACTACCTTGCAATGGGAACGATTGGTTTTATAGCCACAAGCCCCGGCGAGTTCTACGCTGGAGCTAACAGTACCGGAACCGGAACAGGCGTTATCCTGACCGCTGCTCCTGCTGCTACAACCCGTTACTGGGTTGGCGGTACAGGCACATGGGATGCAGCAACCACAACCAACTGGTCTACGTCTTCTGGCGGTGGTGGGGGTGCTTCTGTACCCACTTCTGCCGACGCGGTGATATTTGACACGCTGTCCAATGCAACAGCCTACACCGTCACCTGCACAGCTACTCAGCTTCGTTGTGCTGCATTGACCTTTGCTGGCCCGTTATCAGGCAATGTGACATGGGCAGGTACTGCGCCATTAGCAATCCACGGCAACTTTACCTTGCCTGCTACTGGGTTGACTCGTTCCTATTCGGGCGCAATTGTTTATTCCGGTTCGTCTACAGGAAGAACCATTACCACAAACGGTATAGCTCTTTCTTCAACCACCACTATCAATGGTGTTGGATGTGGGTGGACTTTAGCAAGCGCTTTGAATACTGGAAGCGGCTCACTTACTGTAACAAACGGGTCGTTTGCTACTTCAACTTTTAACTTTACAACCACTTCGGGGATTGGTTCAACTACGTCTAACTCTCGCACAATAGATTTTGGGTCTTCAACAATATCGGTTGCTGGAAATTTTGCACTTGGTACAACTGAAAATGCACGCGCAAACTTGACGTTTACTGCGGGAACATCTCAGATTAATCTGCCAGTTTCTGGCTCAACGCTTGATGGTAATAATCAAACTTTTTACAACGTCAGTGAAACCCTTGCAGACTTTACTTCCATTACGTTAACTGGCGTAAACACTTTTAATAACCTGTCTTTTGCAGGCAGGACATCTGCTGGCATTTCTGCTGTAACCATCAGCGGCAACCAAACCATCAGCGGCACTTTGACGCTCTCGGCAGGCACAGACGCCACCATGCGTAACTTTGTGCGATCCAATACCATTGGCACGACACGGACACTGACCTGTGCTGCGTTTGCTGGAACTGACGCTGACTTTCGAGACATCACAATTGCCGGTGCTGCGGCTCCCGTGTCTGGTACTCGGCTTGGTGACGGCAAAGGCAACAGTGGCATCACGTTCGGCGCAGGGGTTACAAAGTATTGGAACTTAGCGGGTGGCGGAAATTGGGGAGGGGCAATAGGCTGGGCTACGTCAAGCGGCGGATCACCAGCAATCAACAACTTCCCACTGGCACAAGACACCTGTCTTTTTGAGGCAACGGGATTGACCAGCGGCAGCACGGTCACAGTCAACGCTGCCTACAACATTGGCACGATAGATATGTCTGCCCGTACCAGCAACACGATGACGCTGGCAACAGGAACAACTACACCAGCTATCTACGGTAACTGGGCCAACGGTACAGGCACTACAATATCTGGCACAGGTGATTTGACATTTTCTGGACGGGGAAGTCAGACACTTACCAGTGCTGGCCGTACGTTTACACAGCCGTTTGCAATAAGTACACCGGGCGGGTCTGTAACATTGCAAGATGCTTTTGAAACAACTACGACTTTAGAAATAGATATTGTAAACGGGACATTTGATGCCAATAACTATAACGTCACGTTATCAAACGGGGGTGGGGTAGATTCAAACAACTCTAATACACGCACAATCGCTATTGGTTCTGGGACTTGGATAAGTTCAGCACCCGGCACTGGCGCTTGGAATGCTGCCACCGCAACTAACCTAACCGTCACAGGTACAGGCACAATTAGCCTAACCTCTGCATCTGCTAAAAGTTTCCGAGGCGGCAGTCTTTCCTACGCAGGCATTACCCTTAACCACGGGGGTGTAGGTACGCTAACATTCACAGGTAATCACACCTTTGCCAACATTAGCAGCAGTGTAGGTGTTGCTACGATCATCAACTTTGGCACAAGCACCCAAACAGTAGGAGAGTTCACCGCATCTGGTGGGGCAGGGCGGGTTTTAACAATTCAAGGTACAGCAGCAACCAACCCTTGCACGTTGATTTACACAGGCGTTGGTCTGGCTACACCGGATACAACTGACTACCTAACCCTCACAGGCGTTCGTGCCTACCCTCTGGTAGACACTTGGAATGCTGGGTCAAACACAACCAATAACGGCTCACTCGGTTGGACATTTAACGAAGCTGTTGTTATTGCTGGCACTAGCACTTTCTTTCTTATGTTTTAAGATGTAGACGGACAAAAAATGAAAAATCAAGTACCCTCAAGAACATTGCCAGATGGCACTGTAGAAGCTGCCCATAACACGGAAACTGTGTGTCTCCACTGCGGGTACGACTTAGATGAGGCGGAGCTTGTTGCCGACGCATGCGCGGATTGTGGTAAACCGTTAAACCTCAAACGGTCAGTTGCCATCCAAGTAACAACCTTACCTTCTATTTTTGGTGGTGTAATGTGATTCTTTACAGCAAGCGCGTTAACCATGATAGACCCATTCACCGCCCTAGCTGCTGTAAACACAGCAATCAAGCTCGTCAAGGCTACGGTTAAGACCGTCCAGAACCTTGAGAGTCTAGGGCCGTGTCTGGGTCAGTTCTTTGGCGCTAAAGCTGAAGCAATTAAGGTAGTCAAGGCCGGTGGATTCAAAGGCTCTGCAATGGGTCAGGCGCTTGAGTTAGAAATGGCGATTGAGTCTGCCAGAGCGTTTGAAGAAGAAGTGAAGATGCTGTTCTTTCAGTCCAACAAAATGGACGTATGGCAAAAGATCGTTGCCCGTGCTTCTACCATTACAAGCGCCCAGATTCAAGCGGAGCGCCGTGAACGAGAAGCCAAGAAACGCCGTGCTGCTGAGATTGATGAGTTGCTAACTATTATCTTGATACTGTTTGTCACTGCTGTAGTAATAGGAATTGTTGGTTGGTTTATATGGGAAGCTGTTCGGCAATGCGCTCCTAATTGTGGTTATAACCGTTGAGGACTGACATGGACACACTACTTAGCATCTTAAAGAACGTGGCTCCGGGTATCGCTACTCTAGTAGCTGGGCCTGCTGGAGGTGCAGTTGTTTCTGCACTAGCGGCTAAGTTCGGGGTATCTGATACCGTTGAGGAAGTTGCCAAAGCTATTGCAGGTGATCCCGCTGCGGCGCAGAAGCTGGCTGAGATGGACTTGGAAAAGTTTCGCATTGAAGAAGCCGCTGTAACCTCACGCTGGGAAGCTGACATGGGTTCAGACTCATGGCTGTCCAAGAACATCCGCCCAATGGCGCTGATTGCTATCTTTGTAGCGTTCTTCTTGTTTACGATGATGTCAGCGTTTGGCTACAACGCACAAGAATCCTACGTGCAACTGCTAGGCCAGTGGGGTCAGATCATCTTCCTCGCCTATTTTGGTGGTCGCACAATTGAAAAGTTGGCTGACATGAAGGCTAAGAAATGAACCTCACAACCAATTTTTCCTTGCACGAGTTAACCAAGAGCGAGGCCGCGCTACGCCATGACATGGACAACACGCCGTCGCCAAGGGCCTTGGCTAATCTACAGGCTTTGGCCACCGCCGTCCTGCAGCCCGTGCGCGATCACTTTGCGCGGGGCGTGAAGGTCAACTCGGGCTACCGCAGCCCTGATGTAAACGCCAAGGTCGGCGGCTCGCGGACCTCGGACCACTGCCAAGGCATGGCCGCTGACATCGAAATACCGGGCGTTCCCAACCACCAACTGGCCGAGTGGATTCAAGGCAATCTCCCCTATACACAACTGATCTTAGAGTTTTATACTCGTGGGGTGCCCGATTCCGGTTGGGTGCATGTTTCGTACAACCCCGACAATTTAAAAAAACAAGACCTTACCGCCGTGAAAGAGAACGGCAAAACCGTCTACTTAAACGGCCTGTCGGCCTAAAGGAGCCCTTTGTGCCTGTAACTAAACCAAAGCCAAAATCCACGGTCAATGCCGCAGGCAACTACACCAAGCCGAGCATGCGCAAGGCGTTGTTTGGCAAAATCAAAGCCGGCACGGCGGGCGGAGACCCTGGGGAATGGTCCGCGAGAAAAGCCCAGCTGTTGGCCAAGCAATACAAGGCCAAAGGCGGGGGCTACAAGTGAAAGACCCCCAAAAATCCCTGAAGGACTGGGGCGATCAGAAGTGGCGTACCTCCGACGGCAAGCCCAGCAAGGGCAAAAAGCGTTACCTGCCTGACGCGGCATGGGGCGCTTTGTCGCCTGGCGAGAAGGCGGCCACCAACCGAGCTAAATCCAAGGGCAACGCCAAAGGCAAGCAGTTTGTAAAACAGCCAAAAACCGTTGCCAAAAAAACAGCAGGGTACAGATAAGTTATGGCACTTCTTCGACTTGCTCTCAAACCAGGTATTGACAAGCAGAACACCGAGTACGGCGCTGAGGGCGGCTGGGTGGACGCAGACTACGTGCGCTTTCGTTATGGCTTGCCTGAAAAGCTGGGCGGCTGGACAAGGTTTGGTGGCAGCCTTATAGACTTTGTGGGTTCCACAAGCGACATCTTTACTTGGAATGACTTGAAGGGTGCGCCTTATGCCGCCTTGGGCACCAACCGCAAGGTCTATGCCTTTTACGGGGGTGCGTGGGCGGACATTACTCCCATCCGTGCTACTGGTGCGTGCACCTTTACCACCACCAATGGCAGCACTACGGTGACTGTCAACGACGCGCTACACGGGGCGGTTGTGGGCGACTTTGTCACTTTTGACACGGTCACAGGCAACCCGGGCGGCATTCCCAATGCAAGCCTAGAAAACGAATTTGAAATCCAACTGGTACCGAGTGACGGCACCTACACCATTTTGTCCCCCACCGCCGCCACCGGCACCGCTTCTACGGTTGGAACGGCCACTGCCACTTACCAGATCAACGTCGGAAGCGACGTCAGCTTTGTCGATTTTGGTTGGGGCGTCGGCACTTGGGGCTTAAGCACTTGGGGCACGCCGCGCCCCGCTACTTCGTCCATTACCCTGTTAGCACGGACATGGCAGTTTGACAACTACGGCCAAGACTTGGTGATGCAGTTGGTGGACGGCGGTATATACGAGTGGGACCCAAGCACGGGCCTTAACACGCGGGCCACGGCTATCGCTGGTGCCCCCACAAAAAGCAAGTTTGCGATCATCTCCACGCCTGACCGGCACTTAGTCTGCTTTGGCACGGAGTCCACGCTTGGCGATCCGACAAGCCAAGACCCAATGTTTGTGCGCTTTTCTAGCCAAGAAAGCATTGGCGAGTTTGTGGCCACAGCAACGAACACGGCCGGCGGACAACGGCTCACGGACGGCAATGAAATCGTTTCGGCGCTGCGTTCGCGCGGCCAGATTTTAATTTGGACAGACACTTCCCTGCACGGCCAGCAATTCCTTGGCCCGCCATTTACCTTCGGCTTTCAACAGCTGGGCGCCAATTGCGGCATTATTGGCCCGCACGCATCGGCCGACGTCAACGGCGTGGCATATTGGATGAGCAAGGACGCGTTTTTTGTCTTTGACGGTACGGTCAAGAAAATTCCTTGCACCGTGCAGGACTACGTTTTTGAGGACCTAAATATTGCGCAGGCCCCCTCTGTGAACGTAGGCATTAACACCCAGTTCAATGAAGTCACCTGGTTCTATGCAACGCTTAACAGCGACTATGTCAACCGCTTTGTAACGTACAACTACATGGAAAATGTGTGGTCGATTGGCTCTATGGCGCGCACGGCATGGACGGATATCGGGACGTTTGATAATCCCTTGGCCACAAAGTACGAGCCGCTGAACAACGAGCCCACCCTCACCACAATTTATGGTCTCACGGCAGGCCGGAGCTATCTGTACAACCAAGAAGAGGGGGTAGACGACGATGGCCAGCCCATAGACGCTTTCCTGTACTCGGGCTACTTTGACATCGGGGACGGAGACCAAGTGCTGTTTATGAAACGCTTCATTCCTGACTTCAAGCGCCAAACGGGGGACCTAACAGTCCGGCTGCTCTTGCGCCTTTATCCACAAACGAGCGCCACCCCAAGCTCGCTGGACCCGTACATCATCACGCCCACCACAGACAAGGTGGATACGCGCGCGCGCGGCCGGCAGATTCAGCTTCGTATTGAGAGCGACGAGCTTAACGGCTGGTGGCGCTATGGCACGATGCGTGTCGACATCGTTCCTGATGGGTTGAGATGAGCAAGATTACCAACGTCCGGCTGCCTAACGCCTCCCCGTCAGGCTACGACCCTTCCCAGTTCAACCAACTGGTACGCTCGCTTGAGCAGATTATTCTTCAGCTTAACAGCACTTACACCCCTGTTGTCACGGAGGACAAGGACCAAGCGCAAACTTGGTTTTTTGGAAAATAATGGGAAACGCATACAAACGCTATAACGAGACACTGGTAACAGCAACGCCAAAGGTGGTGTTGACGGTTCCTGCGGCTACAACGGCTATCGTCAAATCTATTTGGATAGCAAACGCAAACGCGGCAAGCACCAATATAACCGTCACCTTTTCCCCTGGCGGAAGCGGAACACACTATTTAGTGCCTTCGGAAGCAGTAGCCTCTAACGTGTATGTAGACCTCTTGGCCGGTTGGAACGCGGGCCCTCTAGTACTTGAGCAACTTGACGCGTTGACGGTCACATCTTCGCAGAGCACTGTTTACGTTGTAGTAAGCGCTCTTTTAGTGGACAGAAGTTAAAAATTTAATGGATAATCTTGTCAATCTCGCGTCCTTCCCCAGCGCGCGGCCCATGAGGCCTTTGGCAAAAACTAAAAAGGACCATCATGGCAAATGAAGGAATCATGGCGCTACCCCAAGGGGAAGCCATGCCGAGCGAAGAAGCTCAAGATCAACGGCCCACTGTCACGAGTGCGCAATCGTACGACGCCGCCCAAACAGCCTTGGGCATGACCCGCCCCGACGACCTTGCAATGCTCAAGGAGTCGTTGCGCCAAAACATGGCGGAAGTGGACTTAAAACCCGCTGAATTGGCCGCTTTTATTAACTTGTTGGAATACATCTCTCAGCGCCCTGCCGAGTACAGCCAAATCCGTCAAAAGCTTATTGACGACGACCTTGTCGACCCTGAGGACATGCCGGAGGAGTACGACGTTGAATTTATCGGCACGATGCTGGCCGTACTGAACGAAGTACAGATGAGCCAAGCACAGGGCGCGCAAGCCCCCATGATGGACATGCCTCCCGTTGAAGGGGCGGATGCCATGCAAGGCATGGGCCCCATGCAGCCGATGGCCATGGCCGAGGGCGGGTTGGCCGACGTGGCCTCTTACTTGGCCGCACAGGGTCGCCATGGTGACACCATGCTGGCGCACATCACACCCGAGGAAGCACAGCTCCTCAAAGACCGTGGCGGCTCTGGCACGATCAACCCGGTTACCGGCTTGCCTGAGTTCTTTAAATTTTTGAAGAAGATATGGAAGGGCGTGACCTCCGTTGCAAGGAAAGTGCTTAAAAGCCCAATTGGCCGCATCTTGGCGACCGTTGCGTTGGCCATGGTCCTCGGGCCAGGGGCAGCGGGCTTTTCAGGCTTTGGCTTGTCTGCCGGAACGGCAGCGGGCCTAGCCTCTGGCGCGGTGACCCTAGCAGGCGGCGGCTCCATTAAGGACGCGCTCGTCTCTGGCGCGATGGGCTACATTGGGGGCGGCGGAACGGTCATGGGTGCCAATCCCTTGGCATCGGTTGGCCAATACCTTCCCGGTGCGGCAGGTAGCGCGCTAAATACAGGTTTGACCACCGGCGCCATCGGCGCAGGTATTGGCAAGCTGAGTGGCATGAGCACCCAAGACGCCTTACGCATGGGCCTGACTTCTGGCGCATCGGCCGCAGCACTGACTGGCCTGCAGAACACGAGCCAAGCGGCGCTTGGGGGAGGGACAGCTCAAGACCTCTTGAATGCGCAAGCTGCCAGCGGCGATGGAACAGGTTTGCAACTGCCACCGGGCGCTGCCCCGGAGCCGGGATATACCGTAGCAGGAAACACTGTTCCTCCTGCCGGCGCCCCCGTACAGGCGCCCGTTGACGCCTCTTCTGCCCTGCAGCTGCCGCCGGGCGCTGCCCCGGAGCCGGGGTATACCGTAGCGGGTGCCAAGCCCGGCTTTTTTGATGAAATGACCACCGGGGCCAAGAACTTGTACTCAGAATACTTGTCTCCTAGCCGCCCGGGAATGGCGGCAGATGCGGGCATGTTCACCAAGTACGCTCCATTGGCAGCAGCCGGAACAGCTGCCATCGGTCTGGCGGGGGGCATGAAGAGCGAGCCGGTAAACCAAAACCCGGCATTTAACCGCGCCTACACGGGCTCGGACTACATGCGGGATAACCCTGCCCAATTTGCAGGTGGCCTAAGTACTTACACGCGCCCGGACATCCCTGCAAATCCGATCGTCCCGACGCCGTCTTATGCCAGCATTCCAGTTGGCCCGCCGGGCATGATCACTCCTGGCGGCATCACCCAGCAGCCGAGCGGGATAGCCCAGCCGTACAACATGGCAGGTCTGTACGGCGTGCCGTTGATCTATGGCCCGGATGGCCAGCCCCAGCGTATGGCTAAGGGCGGAGACGCAAAGCCCACAAACTTTCCCCGCAAAAACGGCCCTGTCAACGGCCCCGGCACGGGAACCTCGGATGAAATTCCCGCCATGCTGTCGGACGGTGAATTTGTGTTCACGGCCAAGGCAGTGCGCAATGCCGGCAGCGGAAGTCGTCGCAAGGGTGCGGCGCGCATGTACAAGCTCATGAAAATGCTTGAGGGCGGCCCGGTCAAGGGGAAATAAATGGCAGAAGAAACAGTCACACAACAGATCGTCCGGGAAGCCCCGGAGATTGAGGCGTACAAGCTAAAGCTGCTGCAGGAAGCCCAGAAACTGGCCTTCAACCAAAGCGGCGGACAGACGCTTGCCCAGCAACTCCCCGGCTACCAAGTAGCAGGGTTTTCCCCTGCACAACAGGCTGCCCTGCGATCTGCCGAAACGCAAGGCGTTGGAGCTTTTACACCGTACATGACCGCAGCCAATCAGGCACTTGGTGGGGCTTACCAGACCACGGGTGAAGCGGCAGACATCCTGCGCGGAGCAGACACGCGCCAGCAGTTCACCGACGCACAGCGGGCCATAGGCCAAGCTGGAGGCGCCACTGCCGGCATCACCTCTGGCATCGGCCAAATCGGCCAAGGTCTGGGTTACTTGGACGTTGCCGCGCAGCGCGCAGCAGCATCCGACACCACCGGTCAGTTTGGTGCTGCTCGCCAAGATATTGGAGCGGGCCTCGGAGCGCTGGCCACGGGCCAGAATATGGCCGCTTTGTCCAGCCAAGCCAACCTCCAGCCTGCAACGTCAGCCATTGCCCAAGGCATTGGGGGCCTGACTCAAGCGCAGCAGTTGGCGCTTGGCGCAGGCGGCGCAGACTTTAGCGGCTCTCAGGCCTTGCTTGGCCAAGCGGCCGGTCAGCTTCAAAGTGCGCAGCCTCAGTTTGGCCAAGCGCAACAGACCATGCAACAAGGCCTTGGCCAAGGCCAGCAGGCTATTGGCATGGCCGCGCAAGCTGCCCGGCAGCCGGGCTTCTTGGCGCAAAACGTGGCCCTTGGCCAAGCCATGGGGGCAGCCCGACAGGCCGGTCCATCTGATTTCAGTGGCGCTTTCCAAGGCTTGCAGGGCGCAGGCGACGATGCCATGATGGCTTCCATCATGGCGCAGCAGGCAGCGCAGCAGCCCGGGTTTGGCCAAGCCGTTGGCCAAGGCCAGCAGGCCATTCAGATGGCGCAGCAGGCAGCGCAGCAGCCCGGGATGCAGCAAGGTGTCAGCGCAGCCTTTGATGCAGCGCAGCAGGCCCGCATGGCAGCAGCGCAGCCCGGTTTTGACCGCGCCCAGCAGACCGGAATGCAGGCCGCGCAAGCGGCCATGGCCGCAGCGGCCCAGCCCGGGTTTGGTCAAGCGGAGTCCGCGCTCCAGCAGGGACTCGGTCAGCTTGGCGGTGCCACGCAGCGCTTTGACCCTGCTTCTGCGCAGAACTTTATGGACCCGTATCGCCAACAGGTGATTGACGAGGCCATGCGTCAAATGGATCGTCAGGGGCAGATTGCGCAGCAGGGCCTGTCGGCTCAAGCGGTGCGCTCGGGTGCCTTTGGTGGTGAGCGTGAAGGGGTGCAACGTGCAGAGATGCAACGCAACCTGATGGATCAAAAGTCCAGCACCATTGCCAACCTTTTGTCGCAAGGTTTTAGCCAGTCTCAGGCACAGGCCATGCAGGCGTTTGAACAGCAACAGGGCCGTCAGATGCAGGCGGGGCAGGGCATTGGTCAACTGGGCGCACAGCAGGCACAAGTAGCTGCTCAACAAGCAGGACTGCAGCAAGCAGGTGCCCAAGCCTTGGCCGGGCAAGCGGGACTGCAGTCGGGCATTGCCGCTCAACAAGCAGGCTTTGGCCAGCAAGCGGCCCAGCAATTGGCCCAAGCAGGACAGCTCCAAACCAGCACGGCCGCTCAACAGGCAGGCTTTGGCCAGCAAGCTGCTCAATTAGCCGCTCAACAAGCGGGCCTGCAGGGCCAGCTCGCCGGTCAACAAGGCCAGCTCGGCCTTCAAGCCGCGCAGCAGCGCTTTCAAGAGGCCGGGTTTGACGCTCAAACCGCCATGCAAATGGCTCAACTGCAACAGACACAGGCAAGCCAAGCGGGCCAACAGTCTCAATTGATGCAAGGCATCGGGGGCCTGTATGGTCAAAGCGCTCAAGCACAGGGCGGGCTGCAACAGCAAGCTGCTCAGTTGGCGGCGCAGCAGGCAGGACTTGGCGTGCAAGCAGGTAGCCAGATGGGTAACTTGGAAGCACAGCGCGCTCAGTTTGGCCAAGCCGCCGCAGGGCAGTTGGCCAACATCGGCCAGACCGTAGGTTCGCAAGCTGCGCAGCAGGCTCAACTTGGCCAAGCAGCGGCGGGTCTTTACGGCAACCTAGCACAAAACCAAATTGGCGCAGGGCAGGGCCTCGGACAGCTCGGCGTGCAGCAGGCTCAACTTGGCCAAGGCGCAGCAGGGCAGTTTCTGCAGGCAGGGCAGCAGTACGGCAACTTGGCCTCCCAAGGCGGCGCACTGGCGGGCCAAGAGGCTTCAATCAACCAGAACATCGCCAACTTGATGATGCAGCAGTCACAGGCGCGCAACCAAGCGGCTCAGGCAGCGGCAGGTCTTTACGGTCAGCAGGCGGGCCAGTTCCAGCAGCTTGGCCAAGGCATCGGCCAGTTGGCATCGCAACAGTTTGGCATTGGGCAGCAGCAAGCGCAGGGCTTGGGCGCTCTTGCCGGCCAGTTAGGCCAGCTTGGCGTGCAGCAAGGTGCACTGGGCCAGACCGCTCAAGCGCTGCAGCAAGGGGACGTTAACTTTTTGTACAACGTCGGCCAGTCCCAGC